GCCGGCCGCCTCCGCCTTCGACAGAATCTCGCGTCCCGCGGCGACGGACTGGGCGGGGAAGATGATCCCCGCGGCGTCCAGGGCGTTCGTCCACGCGGACAGCAGGTCATCCCCAGCCTCCGGGACCGGGACGCCCTTCCAGTGATTCACTGGCATTCCATTCCACCCTTTCACTTGGTGTAGTCGACTGCGATCACGCAATCATGGGACCAATAGCCGTAGGAGGCATTCTTGACACCTTCAAAGGAAATGCCGCGATAAGTGCCGTCCTTGAATCCGGGCCACAGATTCCGTGGAATGTCCACCCAGCGACCTTCGCCGCGGCCCCACCCACCGGCCTCATGCCAGCGCCATCCACCGTCTGGATTAAACGATCCGGGGGCGGAGGTGTACCTGTGCACGCCGATACTGGCGACACCGGTCTGTCCGTACCAGTGTTTCGCGTAGGCATACACCTTCATGCTGGTTATCGTCGCGCCCCTAAGGTCACCGGTCATATCCGGGAAGCCAATCAGAGAGTTATAGTTCCAGTTCGCGTAACGCCCCTGCGGCATATTATCGGGCCACGCTGAATCGGGGGAGCCATTCGAGTACGCCCGCCACCAATTCGACCTGTAATCCTTGTGGTAGTTCCGCTTCGGGGTGGGCTGCGCCTGCGGGACGGTCTTGCCCAGGGAGACCGACTTGTTGATCTGCAAGGTCGGCTCCACGGTCGCCCCGAGATCGCGCAGGAGCGCATAGGGGCGCGGCAGGCTCTTGTCCTCCACAGTCAGCGTCACGGCTGAGTCCCCATATGCGGAGGCGGCCAGGAATAGGAGCCGGTACGTGCCCGAGGCCGGCGGCTCCCACAGTTGGAAAGTCGCGCGTCCCGTCTGAATCTGCCTCAGGTTCTCTGACACCATGCGGTACCGGTGCTCGACCTGGGTCCCGCCGTCGACCGGCGCATACCTGAGCCAGAGCTCGAGCATGGCGTTCGCCTTGCTCGCGAACCAGGGAACCAGCATCTCCACCTGGTACAGGCGCCCGGCCTCGACGTCGACCACAAACTCGCACAAGGAATCGACGTGCTGAATCAGATGCCGGCTGTCATTCCCCCAGGGCCACACTGACCCGTGAGCGATCACGCCCCTAGGTAGGGCGGCCAGCGTCTCGGCCAGGTCAGTGCCGCGCCAGGTGATCCGGTCAGCGACAGACAGGGACTGCGTAGCCATGAGGCCGTCGCCGGTGATGGTGGCCTTGGCGAGCCCGTCCGTGCCGGTGATCGACAGGAAGTCTTTCCCGGCCGTGCCGAGCGTGACGACCTCGCTCGGCTGCCCGCCAACGGCCTTCACCACGTGCAGGCCCGTGGAGTCCATGATCGCCGCGTCCCCGGACGGGTCACCGGCGACGATCCGCGTAGACAGGCGGATCGTGTCAGCCAGCAACTCCCCCGTGATCCGCGCCTGCCCGGCCTGGAGCATCTGCGTGGTCACCTTGGCGAAGGTTCCGACCTTGGCCCACAGTTCGTCGCTGGCGGTGATCTTCGGAGCGGTGACAGCGCCGTCAGCGAGCTGGATCGCGCCCACCGAGCCGGGGACGAGGACCTTCCCGGCCACCAGCATGTAGTCCTGCCACGCGGTGGCGGCGGCAGACCACACCTTGACGCCGGTCGCCTGCTTGTCCACGCCGGTGACCACCCACAGGTCCCCGTCGACGGGGGAGTCCGGGGCGGTGGCGGCGACGGT